TGGATAATCGGTCGTCATTCATTTTTTGAAAAAGTTTTAAATACTTTTGACAAAAGGATGTTGGAAATGGGATTCGAATGCGAATGGGTCACTACAGCCAATATACATGAAACCGAATTTTGTCAGATGTTGTTTTATCCTTGTGCAGACGGTATAGTTCCCGGACCTAAAATAGGTAGAATATTGTTTAGGTTGGGATGGTCTGTAACCCTCCAAGATTTGGATGTCTTTGGAATGGTCGAAGGATTATACATTACCTGTCATCATATTCCTTTCATTCATGAATTTTTACTAGCTCACCGGCGCTTAGTAAAGGGTAAGTACGAACCATCTTACATTCATGGACCCACGGCGTCATATCCTCATGAAACTTCACCCGAAACTTGGGCGTTTCTACAAGCCAGATATGGTTTGATGGAAGCTCACTTAGTTCAGTTTCAAGAGCTGATGGATTCCGTAAAATCACTTCCCACAATTGTCTCTTGGCCGCTATTCGAAGAAGTAGCGCGCGTTGACAATTAGCCGGGAGTCGTTTTCGAACACAACATATTTTCTTGTCTATATTGCGTAATTTTTCAAATTATAATCAACAGCACCTAAAATTTACAAAGCCACATCAACTTATCCAAAACATTCAGATTGCGTCGACCACGCCTTAAAATTGATTATATACCCCCTTACGGTTTACTTCCCTCTCGAGCCGCAGAGCGTGCTGATGCTAAGTTTGCAGAACAACGCCGCGCTGAAGGTAAATACGATAAACTCTCTCCAGGGTTTAGACGTCAGTATATGTCCAACAAAGTCAATTTTAGCAATAATTTGTCAACCCTTACAACTCCTAAGCACAGTGTTGTCCGTCCTCCTGGAATGGGTAGAACTCGTCGTAGGATTCCTAAGCCAGTTCGTCAGCAAGTAAAGCGATCTAATCGCAATGCTCGCACACGAACTCGCCGTTCTAAGGGAGCGTCCAGTGCAAATTATGTCTCAGCCCCAGTAGCAGCGCAGGCACAGATGATGACCACCGCACCGATAGTTAGCGGTGGTCCTTTTTCCGGTTCAGGAAAAACCACAGTACGTCACCGTGAGTATATCGGTGAAGTCAATGGCTCTGTGAACTATGCAGTTACCTCATTTCCAGTCAACCCAGGTATGATTCAAACTTTTCCCTGGTTGGCTCGATTTCCTGCTCAGGGGTACGACCTTTATCATTTCAAATACATTCGTTTTTGTTATGAATCTGAAAAGAGTACAGCATCTAATGGGTCAGTCATGCTAGCCTATGATTACGATGCTTCAGACTCCTCAC